GCCAGATCAGATTCGCATGCAAGACGCGTTATCTAATACTGTACCAGGTGGGGTAGACTTTGAAGGTTCCACGCTTCAAGGTCAAACTTCTCCGGGTGCACGAAAGAAATGTCTAACGTCACTCCAGAATCAGATCCTGCTCCAAATCCCTTCGATATGTCGGGAGAGGTTGCGAGATAAGATTAAGAAATCTGTCTCCACACGGACAGCTGAGTTGATTAAGCTCGCTGGCGGAAAGTTGGGTCGCATATTAGCTATTGGTGATATCATCAAAGAGCTAAGTTCATTACGCGACCTTGTCAGGTGTTGTTCGGTAACATTTGAGCTGTGGGGCATGAAGCACCACTACTCGAAGTTACTGGCAACAGTTCTAGATCAGGAGGGTTTAATACATGAAATCCTCGCTAGAACAACTCAAGAGATAAAGGACTATGCTCATGAGCTCCTGACTGATCTGAAGAGCCCGAAAGCCCCGTTGTTTATTACGGGAAAATCGAGAAGATACTTATATAATCTACATAAGTATCTCTATCTCAATCGTTCGTCAAATAATGTCCGACGAAGACGTCTCGAGATGGCTCAAACACTTGGATATGCGCCCCGATCAATTGACAAATCAACCGTAATGGCTGTACACAGCGCTGAGACAAAGTTTCAAACTACTTTGACTCAACCGATTGTACGCCTAGTTGATCTTGACGTGGATATCGTTGAGAGAGTTGTTAAAGGTATCTTTCCTAAAGCAACTTACTTTAGATCTCCACCTCGTCAATTGAATCGAGGTTCATTCGAGTTTACAAGAAGTGAGGGGTTGTCCCATAGCCTTATTATTAAGCACTATGGCCTCCTTGCACTTCTGCAAACTGAATTCATAGGATACGCACGGTTAAAGACAAAGGTCTTCCCGATATATGTCCCCCAAATTCAAGTGTCGAATCTACTAGAAGATTATGCTAGTGAGATTCATTCAGATTTACACCACAACGCGTTAGTAGTCACGGTAGCAGCAAATGGAAAGCTGAGACCCATCACAAAGATGAGTGCCGACCTCGCACTACTACTAACTCCCCTACAAAACCACTTACTGAAACATATCCACAGACACCCAATTTTCAATTTCACTCAGGCTTCAGTCTTTACAGACTGGCCCAAGTTCAAAAAACTGAGCAGCAGCATATACAAATGCAGCGGTGATTTTGAAGGCGCGACTAACCGATTCTCGCCAGAGTGGTCTCAATTGGTCCTAGAAAAAATCATGGACCGAATCGAGTACCCTTGGCCCGATCGCGCGTTAGCACTAGAATCCCTTCTAACGAAGGTTGATTTTAGCGCCTCACTAGTTAAGGCTGAAGAACCTATAGAGATCATCAATGGACAGATGATGGGACACCCGTTAAGTTTTGCATTATTATGCATCATTAACGCGTGCCTCTACCTACAGGCATTTCCTCACTTGAAACTCCGGACCGCCCCCGTTTTTATAAACGGAGACGATATAGTTTTCGGCGTAGACAGTCTAGATGAGTATATTAAGTGGAAACACTTAATAAACTCTTCAGGACTTAAATTGTCTAACAATAAAAACTATTGTTCGAAAGTTTTTTGTGAGTTCAACAGCCGCTCTATCTTGTTTAAACGAGACGGAGAAGTCGAACTAGTAAGCGGTGTTTATAGTCCCTTAATACTTAACTTAAGGGACCCTACGTTCTCGCCCGCCGGGCCCTCAGGCAACATTCACTATGTTGCGCATGAGGCTCAGACCCGAGATATTTTCCAACACGCAAGGATATTGCAGGATTGCCTTGAGAGGCTTCCTAGCAAGTTACTCCCCATTGTGATGAAAAGATTCTGGCGCTTTCGCGGCTACAAGGACTCTATGAGTCAAAAGTCTCCCTTAAGAGATCTTCCTTGTAACCCCTTCTTGCGAATTGAGAACGGAGGTTTGGGATGTATTCCCCCTGCGACACTGTTAAGCGGTGCACATGGGGCCCGTAAACTTAGAAAAATGAACAAATTTTCTAAGTTCACAAGAGCAGCGATCTATCTGCACAGAGGTCACACCTATATTGGTAAGGCTCAAGACTTTCCGATCGCAAGATCGATAAGTTCAGGAGTCTACCGCAGCTCTTCTCTCTGGAGGGAACTTCGTAAGAAGTATC